ATACATCTCTTCGTTATAGTCTATTTGTTCGTAAATTTTTATCAAGTTAAATATACTATTTTTAGCCTCATCTCTAAACGCGTGTTCTTCTGTTCTTGGAAACTGCCTGTAAAACTCATTTAAAGCATCTTGATCGTTTTTTAAACCGTCTGCTTCGTTATTCCAGTGATCTATTATTCCATAATCTATTAATTCACCATCTGGTCCGAAGACATCATTATCTGGGTTATTAAATACTGGTTGTCCGTATTCGTCAATAAATCCTTCATAGTTCCACTCCATTGGTATAAAAAGAGAATATAAACCAGACTTTGTTTGTCCATTACGGTTTCTTTTTGTAACGTCAGAATCATTGTAAAGTTTTTTAAAGTTATCACCACCTTTGTCTAACGCATTACTAGTTGAGCCCATCATACACTTACCAACTATTTTAGCGCCTAATCTTAAACACGTTTTTGTAACACGCCAGTTGTTTAAAATATTATCAGGTCTTTCCCATTTACCACTTTCATCGTGCACTAGTAAAGCTAATTTTTCACCGTCATAACTATTGTCACCAGTATTTTTCCAGTCAATAGTTGTATCTAAACCTTGAAGATCTTCTAGCTGTTCGTTAGCTGTAATCTTTTTTCTTGTAAACTTACTAGCTGGTACCCTGTAAGCAAGCTCTGTTTTAGGACGGTCCATACCGTCTTGTATTGGTTTAAAGAAAAACGGGTAATTTATACTAATTGGCACTACTTTATCCGTAAACATTTTTTTAGCATCTGCACCTGTTTTAGATAGTATACCATATCTACTATCACTTGAAATAGTAGCTAAATTAACTGTTTCTGCGCTTGACATGAAAGAAAATCCACTACGTCTGTTTTTAAGGTAACACATACCGTAACACCTTTTATCAGCTTTACATGCTTCCCAAAATATATAGAATAACCTATTAGCCTCTCTATAGTCAGGAGCACCCACGTCTATTTTACTCCACTGTAAATACATATAGTGAGTGCCTGTTATGTATGTTGGTTTTTTATTATTCATAAACCAAAAACCCTCGTCTCTACGCTTAAATTCTTCGTCTATATAATCAAACCACTGCTCTTTTTGTTCTTCAGGATAAGCTCTCCAATCAAATATGTTTTTAAGCTTACTTAATTCTTTTGGGTAATCTATTTTTTCCCACTTATTTTTTTGCAGTCCATGTACTTGCACGGGCACAGATGGTAAAGCAATTCGCAAGTTTTGGATTTCAAGTATTTCACCAATTTTACCAGTTTTTGATATAACGATAATATCATGTTCTTTATTGTATCCATATTTCCATTTTTTACCACGGTTTAAACGTGTAATTGTTGTCTTCTTTATAGGTTCTATAACCTTAACTAAACTTTGATTGTACATTACTTAGATCTGCCTTCTGCGAATCCTTTAAAGACTTTTTTCTCTGCCTCTTTAGGTGTTTTTCCCTCAAGCAGGTTTTCTTCTTCTTGGATTCTGTTAAGTATTTCAAATGCGTCAAATATTGCTAGTTTTTTAGTAGCTGCGGCATTTTTTAATCTATCAGCAGAAACATCGTCTTCTGTATTTGTAATTATTTTTTCTTTCGCGACGTTAATTAACTCCTCAACCGCTTTGTGCCCAGCTTGGATTATAAGCTTCTTCGTTTCCTTGATATTCATATTTAATTGTAATAAATTTATTTAAAACTCTATATAATCTTTTACCATCGATTATAAACTCGTAAGTTGAAAAAGGTGTAAATCCTACAAGGTCGTTAACTTTGTTAACTCCGTCAGTATATCTAACTATACCTATACACTCTTCTTCATCACCTTGCTCCAACTTGTTTCTTTGTTTTATAGGTTGTACAAAACAATAACCGTCTGTAGCTTTCCATTTGTCATTTGTTTTATACAAAAATATTTGATCTTCTTTTAAAAGATAAGTGTTTTCATCAAAATAACTTCTACTGTTTTTTTCTCTACCTTTAACATCGTGCCAGCGTCTAAAAACGTTGTGATGTACTATAACAGTATCGCCTATTTTTATTTTAGTTTTGTAAGCCGTAGGTACAGATTTAACAATAGCTTCTCTATTTACAAACTGATGATTATAAACCTCAGTGTTTAATATCAACTCTTTATCACCAACTTTTTTAGTATTGTTATATCTATTTCCTTTTGGCCTTACAACAAAGTCAAAAGGCGCTTTCATTAATACTCTAAGTTATATTCAACAGATACTGCCATGTTTTTGTTAAAGTCTTTCCAGGGCAAAACATCTTTATCTTTCTTTATATAAATAGAATATTTATCTTCTTCTTCTAATATATTACAAATAGTATGTCCACCGTAAACTTCTTGACCAACAGCATAGTGCATAGCGTCGTTTTTATAGTCTTTTCCTATACTAATCTTTCTTATTAACTTTGCCATTGTCTCTATAATTTATCGTACCGTCTTGAATATTAATATCAAAAGTACCATACTCTTTTTCTAGTTCAATTTGCACTGCCTTTAAATCATCTCTTAAACCAGCAATACCGTGTAGCAACTCGTGTTTTCTTAACTCCATGTTACCTATATCTAGTTGAGCTCTGTTTATATTGTTTACAATAGATTGAACTTTTTTTAAGTGATCCTCGCTAACTTTTTGAGGTTTTAAATCTACTAATTTTTGTTTCTTTGTTTTTGCCATAATTTTATTTAATTTTAGTTATTATAAAGTTTGACTAACTAAGTAGTCGTAATTTTGTTTTCTTTGTGCTTCTGTTAAAGCCGTGCCGTTATAAATAAGCACATCATATATCCAACCACGAAAATCATCAGTGTCGTCAGCTTGACAACCTATATTACTTATTGTAAATGTATCTGAATCAGAGTGGCTTTCCGCGGCGTCCCAATCAACGTCGTCGTGTATGTCTTTCCAACCACCGCTTGATGTACCTGAGTTTACATGAACGCTTAGTGCTCCTGAGTTTCTTGTAAATGTAACTATACTTCTTTTAGTAGTGTCAGCACCTGGCACTGCTGCGGCAGAAGTTTCATCCCAAGCAAGAGTACCAGCTCCACCTATAATAGACCTAAACTCTGTAGCGTCTTCTAACTTAAACAAGTCTGTACCACTGTCACCTAAAAAAGCTCTTGCAGCACTAGCATTATCAAGTCTAAATCTAATCATTATAGTAAAATCACCAGACATAGTTATGTTGCTAGTTAAATCCATAAACTTCGTGTTGTTTGCAAATTTAACAGAACCAGTATCAGCCCCGCCGTTATCAAAATCAGCTCTAGGCTTGTCAGCAGAAGTAGTTTGCACCGCATGGTTGTTATTTCCAGATTGGTCTGACCATTGGTTTATTTTGTCATTGTGAGACCAGCTATCATCGTTGCTGCTACCAGCGTCTGGTTCATCAGTAGATATATCTTTATCAAACTGTAACCATAAGGCTAGATTACTAAATGAAGACGGATCTACGTAAGATTCAGATTGAAAATAGTGACTGGTTATACTAGTACCTAATCCTAACATTAGTCTCCTATATAAGCTATTATTGATCCAGAAGCCAAATCTATTTCGCTCCATCTACCGTATATAGTCAAGCCTTTTGGAAACGTGTTGTTTACATCGACTATCAAACCTCCAGCTCCAGTTTCACCAAGATCTGGTGATAACGCTGCGTTATGTGCAGGATCACCTGATCCGTCACCTAGTAGCGTAGTTATATACTCTAAACCTGCCGTTGTATCTTGTGAAGCTATTAAACCTCCACTAGTATCAAACGTAGTGTCTGTTATAAAAGTTATTGCTATAAATACTTTTCCAGCAGGAGGTGTCATTGCAGCTGTACCGTCATTAAAAGCTGAACCTAATTGACCAAAGCTATAAGCCGTGTCTTGTGTTATTGCCATAATTTATTTTTTTACTTTTTCTAGTGATCTACCGCCAAAATAAGCACCGATCACGGTTATTAATACTAATTGTAATAAGTCTACCCACGAAGCCTTAACTTCAAAAGCAATAACGCCAGCATCAATAAAAACTAACAATACTGTTGATACTACTAGAAATATTAAAACTAGTGGTCTTATATTTTTTGATAACCAAGAATCAGATTGCATGTCAACCTTCCATCTTTCAGTTACTTGCTTTTGCATCTCAGCTTCGTAACCCATTATCATATCTTTTATTTTTCTTTCAGCTTCAAGCTTTTCTTCTTTAGAAGTGTGTAGTTCATCTATAACACCACCTACACCTTTTACTAATTCAGTAGCTCCACTTGAAAATATTTTTCCTAATATACTCATATTTTTTTAACTAAGTGTATTTGTGTGATTACCATTATTAGCATCGTCTTCCCAAGGAAAACCATCGTCACCAGCTTGTTTCCACTCACCGTCTACTAATATAGAATCAATACCATTTATATCTTTTCTTTCAAATCTTTCACCATTATACATTATATGATCATCGTCATAAGATAACTTACCTAACTTCATATCTGTAGCATGTCTCATTTCATGTATTATTGTCTGTCTTTCTTCAAAGCTATTAGGTTCTAGCTTATTACTAATAAATATACTGCCATCCATATTAGCTTCTCCAAAAACGCCTTCTTCTAAATCAGTTCTTATTATAGGAGTACCAGGCACAGACACGTCACTACTAGGTTTTCTACCAAAACTAAATTTAGTTTTAATTTCACCTCTAACAGCATAATTACCTCTATTTGTACCTAATTTAAACCCCATTATCTATCTTTATCTTTAATCATATCATCTATAGCTTTATTATAAACTTTATCTGTATACGATTTGTTATTAAAAAATATACTTCTTTCAGATGTGGGTAAATCTTCTTCACCTAAAAGTATTCTGTATATTCTACTTATTAATTGACTACATTTAAAAGATGTTTTAAATATTGAATATTTTATAGTTGTTCTGTTTCTCTGTCTCCAAACTTCTATCCAACCATCTCTTCGTAGCCTTTCCCAACGGTTTTTGTCCCATGAGTATGTGTAAGTACCGTCTATAAACTCTTGTCGTGTAAATCTTTCTTTACAATCTAAATAAATTAATAATTCTAAATCTGCATCTGTTAACCCGTAAGTTTTACAGACCCACTTTCTTGTGAGCCTGTAATACTTAAGGATATTCATTCTACGCAGATCTTGCGCAGTTAATCGCATCTATTATGTGTCTAATGTAATAACAGGATCAGAGTTAACACCAGACATAGCTCCGTTTTGTATTAATTCATCAAAGAAAATTTTGTTATCTTGATCTATAAACACAACAGTACCACCTTTAGTAGTATTTAATGCTAAAGCCAAAGCTTGACAAAGTTCTTTGAACTTTCCACTTTCGTGTGTTACTAAAATATCATCATCAGCAGCGTTACCTGTTAATGCTTTAAATGATATTCTTGATGTTGTAGCAGATATAGGGTCTATACCTGTAAAGTTAGCAGCTGGATATAAAACAGAATCACCTGCAGCATCAGATCCTGTTCCTTCAGCTATATATATGTATGTATCGTTCATTTTTTTAATTTTAAATGTTATTATTAAGCTTCAGTTGTAACAGTTACTTGATCTATAACTACTGGTTTAGAAGGAGCAAAGTCTCCAGTCTCTGTGTCCGCACCTCTAACATATATAAAAGGATTTCTTTGGTTTTTTCTAAGTAAACCACCTAAATATATTGCAAAGTCTTTTGTACTAAAACCAGTGTGATAGCATAAAACTTGATCGTCTGTAGCAGCACCGTTTCTTGATTTAAAGTGTAATGTAGTTCTTCCTGCTGTTGCTGGAGTAGCTCCTAAAAATGAAGATAAAGGAAACAAACAAGCTTCTCCTGTAGTTTCAACAGTAGCTTCTCCAAAATAAAAATATCTTTCCATGTTTTAAATTTTTTAAAGTTAATAATTAAGCTAAAGTTGTTATTGTTACAGTTCCACTTAAATCAGCTCCATTACCGCTGTCTAAGTAAACACCGTTCATTTCATCGGCAACCACTATAAACTTACCTCTGTTACCTGGGCTTGGTTCTAACACGCTAGCTATTAATTCAGCTACTTGAGCGTGCGTTCTAGTACCATGCGTTAACAATACATCATCGTCACCCGCGCCAGCGTTGTTTCTTGATTTAAACGACAGTCTAGTCGTTGTTGCAGAAATAGGATCTAAACCTATAAAAGAGCTAGCTGGATACATAGCTGCTTCTCCTGTAGTTTCGACTTCTGCTTCTGCAAAATACAAATAATTCATAATTTCTTTTTTTTTGTTAATAATTAGTTAATATATGTTTTTAAGTTTTATGGTATTGGTTTAAGGTTTAGGTCTAATCTATGAGTACTACATCTAAAGATCTAATAACTCTATATAGTATTTCGTTGTGTTGTATGTCATGACCAGCGTGCTTGTCGTAATATACAACGTCTTTTTCTTTTATGCCTTCTACTAAATTACCTATAGATATTACATCGGCCTTTACATACCTATTGTCAACATCTGTTTTGTCTGTCATTATAAGACCGGCAACTTTTTTAGGTCCTGTTTTTATGTTTTTTACTACTATGTAATTATTTACTGCTTTCATCTAACCTCATGTTTGAAATTACACAATCTGCAGATATAATTGTAGTGGCAACACTTACTGCATTTTTAAGTGCTGACTTGGTTACAAGTACAGGGTCTATAATACCTGCTTCAATCATATCGACTTCTTCGCCTGTAACAACGTTTATGCCATGACCTCCAGCAAGTTCTTCTCCTTTTTCTATACTAGCGTTAGATAATATAGTTTGATAAGGTGATTTAATAGCGTTTAATAATATGATTTCGCCAGTGTTTTCTGACGGTATTCTTTCTGATGCGTTTAACAAAGCTACACCACCACCAGGCACAATACCTTCTTTTAATGCTGCTTTTGTGGCATATATAGCGTCTTCAACCCTATCTTTCTTTTCTTTAAGTTCAATTTTGGAATTAGCACCTACTTTGATTATACCAACACTTCCTGAAAGCATAGCTAATCTTTGTTGGTGCTTTTTCTTAATGAAAGGATTTTTATCTTCTTTGTCTATTAGCTTTTGTATACTTTTTATTCTTTGTTTTAGTTCCTTTTCAGGAGTGTCAATTGTAAGAACAGTGTTTTTAGAGTCTGTAACGCAAGAGTGAGCTTCACCCAAACAATCTACATCTATTAAATCTAAATCGTCTCCCAGCTGTTCGTTTATTACTTTTGCTCCTGTTAAAAAAGCAAAATCTTCGCAAGTGTCGTTTTTAGTAGGACCAAAGCCTGGTAAATCAACTATATTTACTTTGATATTACCTTTTACTTTATTCATAAGTAAAGCTGCTTTAACTTGCTGATCAACTGGAGCAACAATTAACAAAGATCTTTTATTTTTTATAACGTGCTCTAGTATTTTTTGTATCTTACGTATATTAGGTATTTCAGATGTTACTATTAAAACTAACGGATTATCAAGCTCACAAACTTGTTTATCTTTGTCTGTAACAAAATGTGGAGACGTAAGCCCTGAATCGATTTGTACACCGTCAACTATTTCAACGTATGTTTCTTCAGTTGGCGACTCTTCCATTAACACAACACCATCTTTACCTACTTTAGTATAAGCCTCTGCTATAATCTTTCCTAGTTCTGCATCATTATTGCAACTAATTGAACTAACAGATTTCAGCATATCACCTTCAATCTTTACAGAGATCTTATCTAAATAATCTTTTACCTTTTCAAGACCAGAATTTATACCTTCTTTGATGTCTCTTATAGTAAAGTTTTTGTAAACGTTTTTGTTAATTTCTTCAATTAAAGATTCTGCAAGAACAGTAGCTGTTGTAGTACCGTCACCTGCTTCTTTAACTGTGTTTTTAGCAGCTTCTTTAATCAACGTTGCTCCCATATTCTCAACCGGATCAAACAAGACAACAGATTCTGCTACTGTTACACCGTCTTTTGTGATCACCGGGAGACCTCTGGCATCTTCGTAAATAACACATTTACCACTTGCGCCTAAGGTTGATTTAACTGCTTTAGCTAGCTTTTTTACGCCAGCAAATATTTTACTACTAGCTTTATCACCAAAGTTAACATCTTTGACAATCTCGCTAGGATGATTGTATTCCATTTAATTTAATTTAATTTATTGTTTTACTTGAATGTTTTAATTACTTTAGGACCTTTTGTTGCTTCTAACTTTTTGTTGAAATGATCAACACTTCCGTCAATAGCTGTTTCAGCTCCTTCTATAGTTTCTCTTCTTGTTACAGCGTGCCAATCATCTTTTTCTGGTTCTGACACTTCTGTTTGATAAAAACCATTGGCTAACTGTGTTATTCTCCAATTAGCTTTATTAGCTAAGTGTTTCCAGTTTTCAATAGTTTTTTCGTTGGGTTTAATTGGTTGCGTCGAGTTTGACGACTTGTAATACAAATAAGTCATAGTTTTTTTGGTTTTATGTATTGGTTAATAATTAGTTTTTAATCGTATGAATAGCCACCGCCAGGGTACTTTTTCTTTTTTTCTTCTTTAGTTTTTGTAGAATCAACTTCGGAGTTGTACGTGTTGATTATTTTTTCATACTCAGGTCCCGACATTGGACCAACTGTAACTTTTGATCCGTCGTCAAAGCCAGCTTGGTAAGCAAGAGCTCCACCACCAGCAATTCCTCCTCCGTAAAGTATAGGTTTAATAATATTAGAAACTTTAGATTTATTTGCTTTAGTTTTTAATCCCTCTTGAAAAGCAGCATCAATGTCTTTTTGTACCTTACTAGCATCAACTTCTTTGCTTTTTACTCGTTCTTTTTTATTTTTACCTACTTTATACTTTTCACCCGATGTTGCCCTTACAGTTGTTGATTGTGGTGCTGGTTTAAAAAAGTAATCATATACTTTGCCAATAGTTTTTTCTGCGGCTTTTTTTATTTTTCTACCTTTTTTAAAAAAGTTTACTTCTAATGGTGATTTTTTTTCATTTAATATATCAAAATCACCACTATCTATTCTACCGTTTTTATTCATGTCGATTTTATCTTGATTACCGACTAGTTCTTTTACTGGACTTGAACCCATCATTTTAAATGAAGTGTTATTTCCAGATCTCATTGTAAATGGTTTTCTTGCCATGTTGTTCTATTTTGGTACGTAACCGTTTTTAATCATGTTCATTTGCACCGGACCGCCAGGCACGGCGTTGTTATATATTTTGTCATCTCTCATTTGAGCGGCACTGGTGTTTTCTTTGTTTTGATTTTTATATCTTTCCATATCTTTTTCATACTGCTCTTTACCACCAGGTAGCCAACCTCCTTTACCTTGATTCCATTTGTACTTACGCATATTGTTCCTTGGGTTTCTAATAACTGGTTTCACAGTTTCTGTTTCTTCTGGGTATGGCTGAAACTCAATATTTGGATTTATAGGCCCAGGTGTAGATTGAGACTGAGACTCCTCTTGAGTTGGAACAGTAATTACTTGGCCTTCATTATTAGTCACAGATTTTTCAACTTCTTTAAGCTCGTTTTCATCCTGTATGTCTATATACGTTTCTCTAACAGTTCTACCGTCAGCCATTTCTTGATCACTAATTTCTGGTGGCAACTCGTCAATATTAACTATATGACCGTTATATAGTACCACGGCTTTTTTCTCACCATCTACATCGTTAACAAGAATTTGATAACCAGGTCTAGATCTAGGGTCGACCTCGTCAGTAGTTGTACTTAAATCTGGTCCAGCACCATCAACTCCTCTTCTATTTGGTTTTGTAGGCATTGCTATCTCATCATACTTTGAATTTTCATGCGCATAGTTTGTTTGTGGAGGTATGTAGTCAGCAGAAGATGGCATTTCAAATTCTGGCGTGTTAGTAGGTATTTGCTGTATATTTTGTTGTGGTAAACTTATTACCTGTGGAGAAGGTTTTAATTCCCACTGATCAGTTTCGTCATTATATTGCATACGTGCTTCAGCCGCTAATAAATCTTCCGCATTGTCTATTTCACCAAAAAAACCTTCAGCAGCTTCTACAAACCTGTCAGAACCGTTACTACTACGTATATTAGTAATAGCCTGGTTAGTAGCACGAGCTATATCTTTATCAACCCTACCTGTTTGTACTAAAGTAGGCATTATTGTTTGTAACGTTACTAGATTAACCTGATTATTTTGATTAGGATTTTCAATGTCAACATTATTAACAGTTGTACCTGTTTCACCAGTAACTATTGTAGAACCACTACCGTCATCATTATTTAACTCTTGATCATTCTCAGTATCATTTATTTCACTGTTATTATTATTTTCAGTAGTTTGATTAGCATTGTTCGTATTTTGATTGTCATCTTTTGGAGGGTCTTCTTTTTCAGGTTTTTCTTTTGCTTGACTTGGATTATTTTGAAACTTTTTGTAAGGATCATATTTTATAGTAAAATCAATGGCATGTGGCACTCTTGAAAGCCCTAGTTCTTTACCAGCCTGTATTAAACCAGCATCACCACCACCTGACACAGGTAGTACGTATTGACTTGATTTTGCTTTTAACGCCGACTTATGTTCTGGTGAATTTACAAACATAGGCGTTTTTTTCATTTTAAATGCCATATATGTTTTTTTAAGGGTTTATTTGCTTGTTTATATGATCTATATTTTTAAACTCCGTTTTATCTAAAGATATTGTCTTTGTTGGATCAACTTTACCATCTGTCGTTTGGTAATAACCAGTAGTTTTACCACCATCTTTACTATAACCAGATTTTGTGTATACAACATCACCATCTTTTTTAACGTACATTTTTTTATTATTTTTAGGTGTGCCAGTAACCATTTCATAGATCTTTTTTCCAAATTTTTTTAGTTTTTTATACTTCTTGTATAATTTGTGAGGACTAGTCCCTTCTATAACACCTGCTTTATGAGGTGATTGTTTCATTTTAAATGCCATTTTCTTATTTTTATTTGTTTTTATATCCAGGTTGGTTCTCAAATTGATCCATTAGGCTCTTTTTAACTCTGTTATAGTCCCAATTATCAGTTTGTTCAACAGTTTTTGTTAAATTTGGGTTATTTTTTGGTTTATTGAAAAAACTTTTGACAAAACCAACGCTTTTTTGAACAAGTTTTTTAACTTTTCCTATTTTTCCTACTTTTACCGGCGAACTACCCATCATTTTAAAGCTAGTAGTGTTACCTGATTTTAAATTAAACGCCATATTTTATTTATCACCTTTTAATTTACCATGTTTTAGAAATAAATTAGTATATTCGTCTCTTATTTCTTTTAAATTTTGAGGAATTTCCATTGTAGGCTTCGTTCCTTTTTGGTTTTTTGGACTAAAAGGGTTTAAATCAGGATTATAACCTGTTTTAGAAGATCCAAAAAACTTAGTATATGCTTTAGAAGCTAATTTTTTTAACTTTTTATACTTAGTTAATACTTTTACAGGTGAACCACCATAATTAGCCTGCATTGGCGAGCCATCTTTAGCACTCATGCTTAACATTGAGTTTTTCATTTTAAATGGTGCTCTCATTGTAACAGGTGTTGGTCCTGAATCTGGCTTTTCAGGCTTTACTTTTTTTTCTCTAGGTGTTTCTGATCTTCTAGCAACAGCTATTTCTTTTTCGCTCATACCTTCTGTCGCTGAATTTACTTTTACCGGTGATTTTTTCACCATTTTCATTGGTTTTTTTCCCATTTTTTTGTGTTTTATGTGTTTATTTAATCTGTTGAAATAGCCTCTATTTTATCACCTGGTTTAATTTGCGTTGATTTATTAGCATTTTCATTGCCTTTTGAACCGTAATACCATTCAGCATATTTCTTGTTCTTTGGATCATTCATATTTATGTTTCCCTGATCAAATGCTTTATCCATCCCGTCATACATCTTGGATAAAGCACCCCATGTTATCCATTCGTCTGCAGTACGTAGTCTTTTTTCTGTCATACTCATGTCATCTGGATAATCACCTAAAAAATCAGGGAATGCAGTGTCACCAACAGCAAGCGCTTTATAAGCATTTTTGGTAAATTTCCATAATTTTTGTCCTTTTGTAGCCGCGTTTAAAAGCAACCCACCTACTTTTAGCGGGCTGTTACCTGATTTCATTTTAAATGGTTTTCTAGCCATATCCATATTTCTTTTTTGTAGATCCAGATCTACTGTTATTAGCTCTATTTTTACTCGCCGGTATACATTTACCAGTAGCATGATCAAAATCATATCCTTTTTTACAACCCGCTCTTTGTGCGGTACGCTTTTTATACTTACCCCACTCACTCATAGCCGCTGCTTTGTCTCTACGTTTCTTAGCAGCAGAAGCTTTAGGTGACAGTTTTTGTTTAGTTGTTTTAAATGGAGACGATTTCAAGGTTTTATTTTTAAATTCTTAATTATTGCTTTGTTTATTGGCATGTAATGAGCGCCTTTACCTTTACCCATTATAGCAATATCATAACCTTTATTTATTAAACTTTGTAACTCCTCGTTTTTAAATACTTGGTTTGTTGAGTAATGTTTAGGTTTTTTAAAACTAAAATTAGCGGTAAAAGTTTGTCTGCCTGGGTACTTGTAACCACCGGCCGTGCCTTCTTTACCAAACCAAACTAAATTTCTTTGACCCTTTCCAGTGTGTGTTTTTGATAAATCTATCTTTTTTGTTATATTGTGGCTTAATTTAGGATCCGTGTGTCTAACAAATTTTTCAGGAGCAGGAAGCGATAAAGTTTTTTTGTGCGTTATCTGCTTTGTCGTTGTAGGTTTTACAATCTTACTTGTAGTTTTAGTTGCAGTGTCTGTAAAATAACTTTTACCATAATTATACAACTTGCTAGCAATTTTTTTACCTTTTTTTAACTTAGAAAATATTTTTATAGGAGACCCTTGACTAGGGACACCTATGCCAGATTTAATATATAAAGGACTTTTTTTCATAATTAAGTAATTACAGATTAATAAATGTATTTACACTAAAAAAAATATATTATAAATATTGGAGTAAAGTGTAGTACCTATACCCTGGGCCTACGGCCTCCTACTAAAAGTCAAACTAGAAAACCCACCGCCCCTTCGTTTTACGTAAAAAGCCGTAATGTTTTTGCGTTTACCTTTTACAATACGCACAACATAACAATGTAATTACGTAGAATATTTTAGAAAATACCCGCCGCCAGGCGGTGTATAGCATAATAGCAGCGCCGCCACACACAAACTTAATTAGATACATCTCGATATTATAATATTACACGCGGCCGAAGGCCGTGTTGTATAGCATTTTCACTACACAAACTTAATTAGACTGTCTTCGATATTATATACGTAACTAAAATAAATATTAACTAAATAAAATTAAATTACTATGTCAAACAAAACTAACACAAACAACATTACTACTAAAAGATTCGTAATCAGAAAGTCATTAATCGGTACTAACACAATAATAACTTTCGAAAACAAGAAAGGTAAAAAGATTACTTACAATCACGACGAAGTATACAACAGAAACAAAGAAAGATTCGATAACATGAACTGTTTCAAGAAGTACAAGTCGTACACTAATACTAACAACATACCGACATTCTGTAGATAATACAGAGTGTCCTCACCACGAAGTGGTGTATAGCACTCGTGCACAAACTTAAAACGAACTGTTTCGATATTATAAACGAATATAAAATATAAACTATGAACTATATTAAATTAAAACTATTCCAATTATTATTAAATAATATATTTAAGTACGACGAGTCGGAGTGTCGTGAGAAATGGATGGAAACTACTATTGACGACATAAAGTTTTTAATGAGAAAGTAAGAAACGTAGAATAGTACCTGTCAATGTAAAATATGAAGTAAACAAACTATATACTTTACACAATGTAAAAACGATAGTATTCGATAATATAAATGTAAAACAAATATAAACTAAATAAAACAAACTAATTATGAAAGAAAATGTAATCAAAAGTAAGAGATTTGTAGTAAGACAGTCTCTAATCGGTAAAAATCAAGTAATTGTATTCACGAACAAAAAAGGTAATACTGTTAAGTATAACCACGACAAAGTGTACGAAATTATGAAGAAAAAATTAACTACTCTACCATGTTGGACAAAGTATAAGTCTTACACCGCGACTAACAACATACCAGTAGTACTAAGAAACAAAGAACTAGTTTAGTTAGTTTGTTTGATAGGTCGAGGTGGTACTCGTGAAGTACCGAGTAATGAGTACCATCTCCTCCTTTTGTAAAAAAGATGAAGTATAACTATGTGACATTAGGTAGTTAAATATATAGAGTAATACCCTATTGTCACACTAATAAAATGAAGATATGACTAGAGAAGAATTAAAAAGACTATGGTTTTCGTTAGACCATTCCAAAACACCAGAAAGAAAACAAATAATAGTAAACATAAATAAAGGACCTCACTGGGTAGGTTATGGTAATATACAGATATTAAGTGAAGGACCAACTGGATATTCTTCATTCAAGACTTTTCAAGAGTCTCCACTAGAATATGTTAAAACTCGTAAAGAGTATTGGAGAGATGGTTATGAAGTAATTGTTAACGGTAAAAAAGTAGATAAAATATGAGAGATTATAAGATAACACCAACTGAATTTAGTTTCGGTCAAAGTTTTAAAGTTGAAGTATGGGACGACTATGGTAATTACGTAGAAGTATATGAAAGAACTATTACAGATTCTTGGAAGTTTATATATGACTACTGGAGTAAATCAGAAGAAAACGAAGAGAAAAAACAACTGATGAGTAGAGCCATACAAAGTTGTATTAAATTAGATGAGAAATTAGGTATATTAAAAGGTAATAGAGATAATTTAGATTAGATATGAAAAAGATAAGTGAAATAATAATGTGTATACTGATACTTACGTTTATAATAGTAATGACAGTAAATAATAATAATAGAATAAATGGACACAAAAAGTGTTGTATTAAAACTGCTCAAGAAGTATACGAGTATGAAGGTTGGGTAGTAGATTAACAATACACAAATTAAATTCGACTATGTTCGATAATATATACACAAACAAAATTATTAACCAAATAAAATAAACTAACATGGAAAAAACTATTAAAAAAATTAAAACTCAAGTTAAAGGTAATTATACAAAGTATAAACTAAACGGTGAACGTTACAGAGCTTATACTATATCAAACTTACCTAATAAATTTGGTACAGACAAATTAACTGACTGGTGTGCTATACACACAACCGGTCATGGTCATGGTGGTCTAATATTAATCTCGGAAGACTACTTCCCAACTTGGAACTAATATGAAGTGTAAAAAATGTAGTAATATAATACCTCAAGGACGTGTTGACTTAGGATACAAAGTATGTGTGAGTTGTTCTAGTGTTGAAATGTATGGGTGTGCTCCACTTATAAACCATAAAACTGGTAATAGTATACAGATTATGTCTCAAAGTGACGCCATTAAAATATCTAAGTTAACTCGTCGTGCAGGTTATGGTACGATGTTAGGTAAACTATAACACAAATTAAATTAAGTAGTAATCGATAATATAAATAAAAAATTATGAAAAAAACAAGATTTAAAATAGAGTACAAAGACTCTATAAGTATGAGAGGTGTACAAGTAGTAGAAGCAGAAAACGAGAAAAGAGCTATCATGAACTTTCAACTCGGTTTAATGTCACAAGATGACTATATGTCACAACTAATTGAAGTTGAAGAAGTTCCTAAAGACACAGTATATGTATATAATAGTTGGTCACTTGAAGATGGTACAGAGTTAGATCAAGAATCTCAAGATGTACTAAACGAAGCTATGAGTACTTATACTAACAGTGAAGGTATAACATTAGAACAAGCTATGGAAAGAGCATCACAAAATAAAAATAAGTAATATGAAAAAGTTTAATATACAAGACAGAGTTATACTAGATGAAATGGTAGATAACTTTACAACGGTAGTAATAGAGCAACATGATAAATTTGAAAGAGAAGGTAAAAGACCAATCATCATGAAGAATTATTGGTTGCAAATGATAAAACAAGTACAAGATAAAATAGATGAACTAACAACTAAAAAAGCGTTAAGTCATAGTAATCAATTTAGAAATAAATAATATGGAAAAGAAAATATTTTGGAGTGATAATGCACACTTGTACCACCACAAAGATGGTGTAAAGTTTAGAGGTGGTATATACTTTAGATCTTTTGACTTAAATAAATTTATACAAAAAGTAGAAAAAGAAGAAGGTGAGGTTGTAGGTCTATGTTTTGAAGGTAATAATGTAGACGTGATAGTAAAAGATACACAAACTGATAACGATAGATAACGATAATATAAACAAAATTAAATACAATCATTATGGAAAACTTATGGACAAAACTCAAACCAGAGCACAAAAGGTTAATTAAAAAACACCAAGGACAATACCAATCTGCTCCTCAAGCAATGGAAAAAGTATTGAAAGAAAAATGTTTGTTCTGTGAATTAACAGTACAACAAATGAGAGATTTATTTACTTGGACAGAACAAGACCTACATAGAATTACATGGCAAGATACATTTGGGCATAGATTTTTAATAAAAAAATAGATAATATGAATATAGAAAAAACATTACAACTACTTGGTATACAAGAAGTTACAACATCAAGACAACAGAAAAATGGTACACGTGTATTTAAACTACCAATCAAAGACTTATACTGTAAAGACGGTAGTGCTATACACGTTGCCTCTTACAATTCCGGTTACGTCAGGCGAGTAAAAGCAGGTGGCTACTGTCCACATTATCAACTAAATAAAAGGTGCGAAAGTGAACCACAATATTATAAAATAGAAAAAAATGGTGAAACTTTATACAGAAAATATACTACTCGTACTTGTAAACTAATACCAAACGAACAAGAAAGACTAGAGTATTTAATAAGCTATTGTCTCAAAAACTACTATATAGGTCACGCTAACAAAGTAGCTAGATCAAGTGGTGAGTATATACCTATATATTTACATGAAGCGTATAAGACTGAGTATAAAAATAGAGTTAATGAAGTTAACAATCCAGAAGTAAAAGTAATAGTAAACGGACATAGATATAATATAACATGAACAAAGAAATATTAACAAAATTATTAGAAGAGCACAATAAGACATCAAAGGAATATTTAGAAGAGTACCTTAGAAACAACGAAGAAGCTAGACAGTACTTTCCTACTATAGAAGAGTATGATGGCTGTGTGTCTCAATTAGATGATCTATTTCAAATAAGAATATATGATTTAGCAATATATAATATAACTAATTATTTACTAAAAGAATTAAAAAAATAATGGCACACGGATTGATATTTATAATAGGTGTAGTTGTAGGTATATACGTAACTTCACAAATAAAAGAGCACGTAAGCTCTAGTATAAACAGAAAAAACTTTAATAAAAATTTAAAAGAATATGACAAAAAAAAGAAAGCTGAACAGCAAAAACCCTAAATACAGTGACAAAAGCCAGGTAACTAAACAACCTGTAAAAGTAAAAACAGGTAGTGCTAAAGTTAGGACTAGTAATGGTAACTTAACAAGTACTATTGTAAAAGTACAAGGTGTATGGTATTAACGAGGTGCGGGCGCGAGACGTGTAGTGTAAATCCAGAAGTAAGCCTAAGAACCTTACTCGCTAATGGTAACATCTTACACGGTGAGAAACTGGTTGAAAGTCCACACCGTGTGTACTCGCTTGCCCATCTCGTTCACAAATTAAAATTGAACTTAATCGATAATATATATAAATAAAATTAAATAACATGCAAGAATTAGAAAACAAAAAAGCTGCGTTAGAGCTTTTACAAAACGAAACTAACGACAAACTAAATGATTATAAGCAACAAATATCTATTTTACAAAAACAAATAGATGACTACAACAAGCCAGCTCTAACACCAAAACAACTTGATGATATTCACATGGCTATAGAAGATGCTGTTGACGGTTATAACTTTAATGACACAGAGAATTACGAGTTTGAGTTTGGTATGGAGTATGACGGTAAGGTATATGTTGAAAGTATTGGTATGCAATATACTAATGAATTAACACAAAAAATAGTTGATAAAGTACATAACTTGTTTAAAGAAGTTGATTTTCCAGAAGATAATAATAACTAATGAATTTACTAACACAAAATAAAAAGTTAAAACATACTTCCAGTGAGTTGGGATTACGAGTGTTTAATTTCGGTATACCAGCTTATAAAACTGCATCAGGTAAACTAACTTGTCCAATGGCGAAAGAGTGTGTCAAGTTTTGTTATGCTAGGAAAGGTGCATATATATGGAGTAATGTAAAACCTGCGTTTGAAAAAAGATATGAGTTAACTAAAACTAAAGAATTTATTTCTGTTATGAGTAATGAAATACGTAAGAAGAAAGCTGATTACATTAGGATTCATGACTCAGGAGATATGTATTCTAAAGCTTATCTATACAAATGGTTAGAAATAGCCAAGCGTAACCCAGACGTTAGGTTTTACACTTACACCAATATGGTTAAGATGTTTAAAGCTATTACACTACCAGATAACTTTGATGTTGTATTCTCTGATAGTGGTAAACAAAAAGATTTAATTAATACTAATAAAGACAGACATACGAAGATCTTTTATTCCAAAGACAAATTGTTGAATAGTTTGTACACAGACGTGTCAAATATTGATTTATATGCAACCAAATGGTTTTCGGGTAATAATCATCGTGTAGGTCTTTTAATACATTAAAAATGACAGCAGAAAAAGTAGAACAATATATTATTAACGAACTTAATAGTGAGCCAAGACATGACTGCGAAGCGTTAGCATACGCTTTTAATGAAGTGTCAAGTAGAACTAATATAGATACTAAGAAGTTAATGGCATTATTATTAGATGATAAACCCATACCTGAAGAATACACTCATAGCTATGGTTTTCACACCTGGAAAGGACGTGAGTTAATAGAAGGTATGCAAAACTTTTATTATGAATTTAAAGAATAAAAAATTATTATTATGAGTACAAGAGCACAAATACGTTTTGCCACACGTGAAAAAGGCCAGTCATTCAGTGTAGAGCCAAGTGCTATACACGCACAGTTTTACAAACACCACGATGGTTATCCTGAAGGTTTAGGTGTAGAAATAGCTGAATCATTACTCAACAGCGGTAGTAAACACGGTGTAAGTAATTGGGAAATAGAGTCATTAACACATACACATGGTGATACAGAGTTTATATATTATATATGGCAGGCTCCAGAAAAAGAAACATATATAAGTATATTTGATGTATGGTCAGAAGAATGTATATTTGTAGGTGATGCAGAATCTTTAATTAAAAAATATAAACAATGAAAGTATATACAAACGAAACTTGTCCTTACTGTAAAGCAGTAAAAGAACATTTAAAACAAAACAATGTTGAATTTGAAGAGTTATTAACAAACGAAAATGAACAAAGTTATAATGAAATAGTCTATGCTACTAACTCTCCAACTGTACCAACTATAGTTTTAGGTGATAGATATTTAGTTCCTGGTAGAGATTTTAGTAATCCAAGTCATTTGTTGCAAGTAATTAAAAATTATAAAGAAACAAATATACCTGTTGAAAAACTAAATTTAGAAAGAACTAAAACATTAAACTACAATATGCACGTAGCATTTAGTAGAGTAGATCAAATATTAAGAAAAATAGAAAATAAATTAAATACATTAGAAAATGACAGACAACAACAACAAGATGACTAAAGAAGATTTAGATTATTTAGCAGCATCAATAGTTAATAAAATGGTAAAATTAAAAACAATGGAAACTTGGTTTGATCATGTAAGTAAAACAGATACTGCATGGAATAGTGCATACGAAGATATTGAAATGACTGAAGAAGAAGATGCTATCAGTGAAGCAGCAAAACTTATGACATTACTTAATTTGTTTCAAGACAAAGAAGAATACGAAAAATGTGCTATTGTAAAAAATAGACTAGATGAGATTAATAAAATACTAAAAAAATACTAATGAATATATTTTATTTAGATAAAAGTCCTATAAAAGCTGCTAAACTACAATATAATAAACATGTAGTCAAAATGATACTTGAATCAGCTCAAATGCTATGCGCAGCTCATCATGTATTAGGTAATCCAGACGATGTACCATATAAATTAGCTCATAAGAATCACCCGTCAACTGTGTGGGTAAGAGAAAACTCATTACATTATGATTGGTTATATTGGCACATGAGAGCTTTAGGTAAGGAATATAAAAAACGTTATGGTAAAGATCATTTGTCAATTATTAAATGCTCAGAACCATTATATCATTATCCTGAAAATATACCACACGAAGAGTTTGAACAACCTCCTCAATGTATGCCAGATGAATATAAAGATCCATGTAGTATAAAAGCTTATTGGAATTATTATATCGGTGAAAAGCATGTTGTAGCTAATCCTAATGTAGAGAAAATTTATACAAAAATACCTGAGGCTGTGACAACAGCCCATTAATAATATAGAGTAATAGGCTAATGTCATACGATAGAAATACAAATAGATTAGATATGTGGCGCATCGTATATAGAAGGTTTCCGATAACAGATAAACCAACTATAGAAAACGAGGTCTATATGTTTTATGAAAATGGTACACACGAGTGTTATGAATTGTTTAGAAGTAAAGCTAAGATAACTACATATAAATCACTTAAGTGGCATTTGTTAGTATTATGGTATTTAAACCCACAGCTTGACCAAGATAAGTTTTTAAATTTAGCAATGTTTATTTGCGATAAGTCAAATAATTTTATTAGTTTTGCTATACACGACGATTTGCTACGTAAAATAGTATATGAAGTTAGTATGTGTGATTTAGAAGAGCCACCTAAAAACAAGATACGTAAGGTTATATTTAAACCTTACACTACAATAAGTAAAGAAGAAAAACTACGTATTGTAGGTGAGTTAATAGGTAGAACTAAACGTATACATACGGACGACATATACCAATGTATGCTAGATATGCATGATATGGGTAAAAAGATAACAATAGCAGCAATAGCAGGTTTATTAGATTGTTCTAGCAGAACAATACATAGAAATATGTGTGTAGATTTAAAACGCGAAAAAGAACTGTTAAATAAAGAAAATGAAAAACTATAATATACAAAACTACATAAGATATAAAAAAGATCTTGAAGAATCTATAAAGTTAATAGATAGATGTAGACCATGGGATGAGTTTAGTAGAGATGAATTAATAACTATATTCATGCCACTTGTAGAAAACATAGCTAGAAAGTTTGCTACATCACAACAAGCTTCAGGTGTAATGAGCATATTAGATCTTATACAAGAAGGTAATTTAAACTTAACTATTGCTGTTGATAAAATTGTTTGGGAAACTATATATGAAGCAGAAGACCCTGAAAAAAGATTAAAATCATTTTTATCTAAACGTATCAAAGGTGGTATACGTAGAGCTATAGATAAAAACAGAGGACAAATGAGATTACCAGAGCATGTTATAAATGATATAAGAAAAGACTTTGGTAAAGACAAAAAAGCCGTAGCTATGTTTTTTAATAGTGTGTTTTTAAGTATTGATGCTAAAATAGAAAATGATAATAATTTATTTTTAGATATTGAAGATAAAACACAACATTACAATAAAGAATTAATGAACACGTATTTATTAAGTTTATTGAAACAACATCTAAATATAAAAGAATACGAGGTATTAAGATTAAGTTATGGTCTTGATTGTGAAAAACAAACAGCAAAGCAAATAGCTAAGCATTTAAAAATAGAAGGTACAGGTGCTTATGTACGTGTATCACAATTAAAAAAGCAGGCTATTAACAAACTTATAGAAAACGTAGATCACTCGCAAGTGATTGATTTTCTGTGAGTTAGCGATTAAAAATTAAATAAAACGTGTAATAATATATATATACCAAAAAACCAAATTATGAAAGAATTAAACCAAAAACTAGCTCAAATACAAACTGAGTTAAAAGCTAAAAAATCGAGTTACAACTCGTTCGGTAAATACTATTTCAGAAAAGCCGAAGACATTTTAGAGGCTACAAAGCCTTTCCTTTTGAAACACGGCGTTACAGTCACTCTTAATGAAGAGTTAATTATGACCGACCCTGTTCCAACAATCAAATCAACAGCAACAATATCAGATGGTAAAGACAGTATACACGCTACTGCTATAGTCGGTGTAGACCTTAATCAAAAAGGTATGCAAACCGCTCAACAGTTTGGTGCCGCTTCTTCATACGGTAAGAAATATGCTTTAGGTAATTTATTTCTAATCGATGACACAGCCGACGCTGACGCTACTAATAACCATAGTAAATCAAACGCTGTAAATAAAATTAAACAAGCTGCAAAGCCATCTATAACTAAAGAACAGATAGCTAAAGCTAAAGAATATATAGCTGCAGGTGGTAATATTGAAGCTATTGAAACTAAATATAAATTAACAAATGAACAAAAAGCAGATATTACAAAAGTTAAAAAATGATGAAGATTACTATGGTGAGTTTGGTAATAAGTTTTTGTCTAACTCACATATTAGTAAGCTATTAAAAGACCCGTTAAGGGCTTTTGAACCTAGCAAACCATCACCAGCATTTTTAGTAGGCGGTTATTTTCACACTTGTATACTAGAACCCGACAAGCTAGATAAATACAAGGTAGTTAAGTCAAGCACTAGAAATACTAAAGCTTACAAAGATGTAAGTGGTGGTGAGCTATGTCTGCTACAAAAAGAAGTAGATGAAATTGAGTTAATGAAAGATAAACTTATAGCTAACGATATATGTAGAGGTCTTATATTCGATAATGACTTAACTGTAATAGGTAAACCAAATCAATATGAAGCACCAGGTGTTACTGAGCTATTTGGTAACATGTGGAAAGGTAAGGCAGATATTGTTAACCATGATGAAAAATTAATCATTGATTTAAAAACAACAGCAGACATTGATAAGTTTCAATGGTCAGCTAAAAAATACAACTATGATTCACAAGCTTATATTTATAGTAAGTTATTTGGATATGAGATGTTGTTTATAGTTATAGATAAAACTACACATCAATTAGGTGTGTTTGATTGTTCACCAGAGTTTTATGAAAGAGGTGAAGATAAGGTACGTAGAGCAGCGGAAGCTTATGACCTGTTCTACAAGACCAAGGACTTTAATCCTAAACAGTATTTCATAAGTAAAACGTTATAAATTATTAATATGGCAAGTATAATTAAAGCAAGTATTAACCTTAATGTTATTCCAAAAGAAAAAATATATAATGGTAAAAAAGGTAAATACTTACCAATTACAATTACACTAAACAACGAACCAGATCAGTTTGGTAATCAAGGTCCTGTAGTTGTAGAACAAACCAAGGAAGAGAGAGATGCTAAAGCGCCTAAGACTTATCTTGGTAATGTAAAAGTCGTGTGGACTGATGGTCAAAATGTTGACAAAGCTCCTTATGATAGTAACCAACCAACAGTTCCAGCTTCTGCTCCTGCTGTTGATGAAGATTTACCGTTTTAGATTATGATACAAGAGATCAATGGATTTTTGATTGATAAGTACAATCAATACGACCTAAAAGAGGGCGCAGCTCAGGGTATATGCCCGCTGTGCTCTCATACTAGGAAACCTAAAAATCAGAAGCTTAAATGTGCTTCGTATGATTGGGAACGTGGTCTTGGCACGTGTCATAATTGTGATACAAGTTTTCAACTACATACTTATCAACGTAAAGGTGCAAGCGAAAAGGTCTATGTTAGACCTGAGGTACAATATAAGGAAACCAGCACAAAGGTTGAAGAGTGGTTTAAAACAAGAGGTATTAATAAACAAACGTTGACTGACCTACGTGTAGGTGAAGGTCAAGAGTTTATGCCTCAAACAGGTAAACAAGAAAATACAATACAGTTTAATTATTATATGGGTGATCAACTCATTAATATTAAATACCGTGATGGTAGAAAAAACTTTAAACTTTATAAAGGCGCTGAAAAAGTATTTTATAATATCAATAGTATCGTAGGTTATGATACTTGTGTTATTGTTGAAGGCGAAATGGATGTGTTAGCTTTACATGAAGCTGGTATACCAAATGCTGTTTCAGTACCTAATGGAGCTACATTAAACCGTAACAATTTAGATTACTTAGATAATTGTATTGATTACTTTGAAGATAAAAACAAAATAATAATAGCTGTTGATGCAGACGAACCCGGCCAAATGTTACAACGTGAGCTTGTTAGACGTCTTGGTGCTGATGTGTGTTACCTTGTAGATTTTAACGGTAAAAAAGATGCTAATGAATATTTACTTGAACACGGTGTAGAGTCGCTACGTGATGCTATACACACCGCGCGTCCTGTTCCGCTAGAAAATGTATCAACATTAAAAGATATAGAAGATGAACTTAAAGACTTTGTTAAAAATGGATTTAAACCCGGATTTCAAATCGGACTTAAGAACTTTGATGATATTTTCTCTACTTACACCGGTCAGTTTATTACTGTTACTGGTGTACCCAGTAGCGGCAAGTCTGACTTTGTTGACCAAATGGTCGTGGGATATAATCAACTTTACGGTTGGAAAACTGCGTATGCTAGTCCAGAAAACCAACCAGTCTATTTACACGCGCACAAATTAATGCGTAAAC